GTGTTGCAACTCGGGGTTCCACCGAGCGAGATACGACCACGGTCCTATCGTTTCGGAGGGATCAGCGACGTACACGCCGGCCTCGACTAGAGGTTGCGGCAGCACGGGCACGGCATAACGGGAGCAGAACTCCCTGCCAACCTTGATCGCTAACGTCCTAACGAAAGGAGCATATCGCGTATTAGGTTCTAACGCGTCGCTGAGAAGCGAGCAGAAAGAAACCATTTCCTCGGGTTTGCTCAACCGGAAACCAGGTATGCGAAGCAAAGGTAACTCAACGCCTTGGTAGGCGGCGAGCCCACAAGCCTCGCGAAACCCTGGGCCGGCTGAGACGCCGGACTTCACCGTGTTCAACGTTACGTGAGCAGATGCTACGTAATCACTGAATAGCGGGTGAGTCGCGGCGCGGGTCGATAACACTATATCATCGCCGAAGACGCTGACGGGAGTGAAAACCCTGAGGCGCCTACATATGGCAGTGAATAGTGCCCAGAAGTAGGTAGACTCGACGATAAACGTCGTAGCGTTACCCATACCAGCGTACATATGGCAACGGTAGCATGTAGATCCGACAGTAACATACGGAGAGCGAGCCCTCTCGAGGGCCGCCACGATGTTTGCCGGAAACACGTCAACCACGTCATAGATACTGATGCTATCGCTAGCATCGGAGAGGTCGATGGTCGCAAGCGCGCCAGAAGCGCTGCCCGCGAGTGCACGACCCCGCTGGATCTCTGGACCGCCTCCGTATAGCTGCGCTGGAATCGCCGACGAGGTCGGCAATACCATAGCGCACGCTTGGATGAGGCGGCTTCGATAGTACTGCTGGAGGAAGGACGCATCCGCTGGTTCAACTGTTATCGAACGCAGTTTCAGCATGTCCTTCGGTACACAGCACAAGCGAGCAGAGCCGGATAGGCTCGGACTCCACCCGCCGATGTCATCAGGTCGTCTAGCGTTATAGGGGAAGTTGCCTAGAGAGTTATACCGTGCATGCACGGTAAGTCCCTCAGCTACAGCCCCGTTTCCGAAGCGACCCTGTGATTCTGTGGATTCAAAGGCAGGACCTAAGGGCGCGAGTAGCGCCCTCATGTCGTCTCGCAACCACCAGGGGAGTCTAACCCCCTGGAGGCGAGCGTTACGATCGATCCAGCCTTGCTGCATCTCTTCCGGAGACGCAGCACAACCATACCTAAACTTCTTCAGGCATTGGGTTGCTTGCCACAGACACATGGCATCGTACACCCCTGGGACTAAATTTTTCTGCAGATGGGCGACGCCAACATCTGAGAGGTCCTTAATCCCTTTAGGTGTTGTGAGATCGGAATTACGCAAAACATCAACTACGTATCCGCTTGACTCACTTGCACAGCACGCGTCTAGGAGCTCATCGCCCCAAAGACTGACAGCCTCATAGGTAGTCATTGTGTTGTCCTTTCAGTTCGATCACACAGGGTCGTTCACGAGTTACTGGTCGTTCCGTAAGAGGCCGACAATGTGTCGAGGTTACCGGATCCAACCATCGCCTTGACAAGGAGCCCTGAAAGGGACCTGTTATCGGCGGTATTGCTCGGAGACCCGTTGGTAGTAATGGCAACCAGATCGCTGACCATCGCGTTGCAAAGCAGAAAGAGGAAACCCCCTGACTGCCCCGCGCCGTGTTCGGCCATAAATGCGAGCTGCGGACCTTGCAGGACGACATGCGCAGAGACAGGCGTC